CATTCAGCAAGTCATACTCTAACTGGCAGTACAAGAATACCGTAAAGATGGTGGTATACTCTTACACTCCCGGAGAGACTATTAAGACTCTAAGCCAGGTTGGGATTACCAATCCCGCCCATATTGCTTGGGAGTTAACTCCATGGTCGTTCGTTGTTGACTGGTTCTTGCCTATCGGAAACTGGATCCAATCCTGGGACGCGACCTTAGGTCTCGTCTTCGAGAAAGGGTGCCAGACAAATTTCCATCGGTTCGAACAAGAAAACTTCGGACGTGGAGGTACTGTTAGTAGTGGTGGTGCTACTGTTATTGAAACATGGAATCGGAAGTCTAATCGCGAGTATATAAAGTGTGATCGGTTTGTCCTTACGGACTTTCCGCGCATTGCTTTACCTCGCTTTAAGAATCCCTTTTCCAAGGAGCACCTTGCTAATTTAACAGCACTTTTACATCAACTCTTTAAGAGGTAAACAAATGCCAGCTATTGCTGACATCAAATTGTCTTCGATACTGTCAACTACGCACTTAACAACTAGTGCGACAGTAGGCGTCGACAAAACGCTAAGCCCCGAAGGGTTTACTCTTCCTGGTGTTGCGAAGTGGGTTGACCGTAGCAGTGGTATCGCTATCGGTTACCCCGCGCTTACCTTGAGTGTCCGTGCGCCTAATAAGGCTTCACGTATTACTCGAGTGCAGGCAAAGTTGGTGGTTCCGACTCTCGAGCAGACCTCTGCGTCGACGTCTACTGGTATTCAACCAGCTCCGACGAAGGCGTATGACTGCACGATGAATCTGGAGTTCATGCTGCCTGAGCGATCAACCCTTGCTGAACGGACTGCGTTGTTCAACTTGGCTTGTTCCCTCTTCGCAAGCACGATAACTGCTTCGGATGCGAGTCCTTCTGATGGTACTGGAAGTCCTCTCTCTGCCGCAGTTCTAAGTGGCGAGCCAGTATACTAGGTAGACTACACGGAACTAGTTTGAATGCCTCATTGTAACATGTACGAGGCCTCTTCTGCTAGTTTCGGGTATAAACTATAGGACCGGCAAGCCACCGAAGCTCCATTGGCGTAATTAACCAAGGAATCACTACTATGTCTTATGATAAGCGTAGTAAGAAGGAGCTGTTGCAGTCCCTTCGAACTTTTCGCGTGCCAGGCAAAGTTACTCTGCTTGCAGCGGAAGAGTTCTTCTCAGCCCTAGATTGCCCTCGCTCTCTATCGGCGCTTATCCTCCTTAGGAATAAGGAGTATGAGCAGCTTGTAGCTCTCGAGTGCAACCCGCTTCACTATAATAGTGCAGTGGAATTCAGGGATGCTTACGCGGCAACTAAATTCCTTTCAAAGAACAACTTTCTCAAGTTGAACTGGGATCGGAAAGAGGTTGCTTTAAATAAGTTCTTCGAATTCGAAGAACTATGTAAGCAGACAAACAATCGTTTTCGTAACTTATCTCTTGACCCCCTATATAAAGGGGCCAACGTTTCATTGCTTCACGCAATGACTTGTAAAATAGATAAGATACTCGGCGATTGGACGACTGAGGAGTTATTCGACCGCGGCCGTTGGGGACCGGGCGTGTCCACTCTGATAAAGGGTGAACATGTTTCGGCCGTCAATAAGTTCCAGTGTGAAACTGGGATAACGCGAGATCTGTTTTCCCTTTTGCAGGGGGTATTCCCCCTTGCTTACCCGAGATGGCAGGAACATTTGGAGACTATCCCAAGTTATCCGACCTTCGGAGTGGGAAATGTTATAATCACCGTTCCTAAGGATGCTAAGACTGATCGTGTGATTGCGGTGGAGCCTGGAATTAATTTATGGTTCCAGATTTCACTTGGTCTCATGATACGTCATCGCCTCTTTAGATATGGGATCGACTTAAACTCTCAGAGTGCGAATCAACGTCTAGCTAAAGTGTCGTCAATTGATGACTCAATGGCTACTGTTGACTTTTCGTCTGCGAGCGATAGCATAAGTAGGAAGGTTGTTGAGGAATTAATACCTCCTCGATGGCTAACTCTACTTGATGCGTGCCGGTCACATTACGGTATTCATAACGAACGGCGTCTCTTGTGGAATAAGTTCTCCAGTATGGGGAACGGATTCACATTTGACCTCGAATCGCTGATCTTTTACGCGGCCGCTTCGGTCGTGTGCGAGTATCTTAGGGTACCCGTTAGGGTCAGCGTCTTTGGGGATGATGTTATTATTCCCAAAGAATGTTATGAGCTCTTTAGTTCTTTTAGTGAGTTCCTTGGATTCAAGGTTAACCAGAAGAAGTCCTTCTCAACTGGTTATTTCCGAGAGTCTTGTGGTTCTCACTATTGGAACGGAGTTGACGTTAAGCCCATCTTCTTAAAGGAGATGGCTCAGCACCCCTTTGGGGTATATCGTCTAGCCAACAGTATCCGACGTCTAGCTCATAGGCGAAATTCTACCTATGGTTGTGATGCTAGATTAAGACCTGTTTGGAAACTCCTAGTTGGTAGTCTTCCTCCACTCTTACGAGTGAAGATTGACGATAAATTAGGAGATGGAGGTTTCATCAGTAATTTCGATGAAGTCTCCCCTAGCCGTGCGCGACATGGCATAGAAGGTTACTATGTCTATCACGCGACAAGTGTTGGTGTTACTCAACACTCTGAGACAAGCGGTCTATTTCTAGCTCGCTTGGATGCTCTGTCAACTCTAGAAGACTGGAACACTAGTCTTCTAAGAGACCGTACAGACTATTTGACGTTAAGAGTCGATGGCCAACCTCCTAAGGGTAATACTTATACCTTAAGGGGAAGGACAAAGATTCTTCTCGCTTATAGTTTAGTTTCACGGTGGACAGATCTGGGGCCATGGTTATAGACGTG